TACTGATTCGATGACTCCTGATTCGTCGTCCAGGATTACTTTGTCACCAACATTGAACTGTGTCATTGTGTGTCCATTCGTAGTGCGTGTAGTTCACCTGACATTGCTGCCAGCGTGGTTTCTAAGGTTTGGATGTGGGAGTTGAGTCGTGCTACTTCAACACAGAGTTCTGCTATCTCGATCTGGGCTTTACGTGCAGCCAACTGCTCTAATGCTGTTTCGCTGATCAGCTCTGCGATTCGGAAGTCCTGACCTTTGATGTGCAGGTCGTAGTCGGACATTCCCATTACAGTTCTGCGCCTTGGGCTAGGTACACACGGAGGCGTGATATGTCTGAGTGGGCTTGGACGAGTGTTGTGCGACATGCTTCGAGTTCGGTCATGAGGCTGTTGCCTGCGTCTCGTAGGTTGTCACGGTCTTCGGTGACCAACTCAAGTGCGGCTGATAGTTCGGAGACTCGTTGTTCGAGTTCTGCGATCAGGTTCACGGTGTCTGGTGTCATTTTGGTTTGCTCCTTTTGTTGAGTTCAGTTTTGAGTGCTTCTAATGTGGCGAAGAATCGATCTTGGTCTGCGACCCCGATGACCATCTTCTCCAAGAATTGAATTGCGTTTGCTAGGTCTTGCTTTGTCATGTTGCTCCTGGTGGTACTGAATTGCTAGGTGGGGTTCAACGGTTCGGGGGAACGACTCCCCACCCAGCAAATCTGTTGTCATCGACTGTGGGTTACCACATCGCTGCTGATTCGTCGGTTGTACCTGGCTCAACTTTGGCCTTGTACAACTTTGGTGCGTTAAATCCTTTCGTTTTTTTCTCACCATCACCTGTGTATTTGACGGTGAGGTTGGTGCCAACCATTGCGGTCACGTTCGCAGCTGTGGCTGCTTCACGGATTGTTTTGACCATTGCACCACGCGCCCAAAGGTTGCCAATTTCGGTGCCGGTGTTGATGGTGAACACGAATACGTATCGCACGTCTCCGTTGTCCCAAGTTTTCGTGTTGCCCTGTGGGTCACGATCTTCCAACTTCTTAACTTCCAAGACTTTGCCCGAATGGGTGTCGCCTGGTGTCTCGAACTTGAGCGCAGGATATTTTGATCCTCCGTCTTGTAGGAATATGTCTGTCATTGCCTAACCTCCTGAACACGGAATGTGTTCTGTTCTGGGATGTATTGGATTGTCACTTGATCAACTGTGATGCCGTAGCAGATTTGAGCGAACAGCTCAGCCTGTACAGCATTCAGATGACCTAGTGCTTCGCCTGCCTTTGTGTATGTCTCCTTAGTGATGTGGGAGCAGATGCCCTTCACCAAGTCTCGGTCAAACTGTCCGTCTTGCATGAGAAGCAGGATGCCTCTCGCAATTTCGTATCGTCTGTGAGATTTGTTTGCGCTCAGATTGATGTTCCGTTTCGCTGACTGTGCATCAATGAGCAAGGTTGAGTATTCGTTGCGTCGTTCGTGATCAAGCGATTGGATTTGTGTCTTGATGAGATTCAATGCCAAGATGTCTTCGCTGCGCACGTCGTAGGCACGACCTTCGATTGGGTCGGTCATCCTGGATACGCATCCTTGGGGTTGTCGAAGCCTGCGATGTTGCGCTTCTTTGGCTTCGGGGTTGTTGGATCGGGTTCAAAGAACGGTGCCGAATGTTCAGCCTCAACCAACTCAATGACTCGTAGCAACGCATCAAAGTGTTCGTTGGTGCATTGGTCAAAGTGTGGCACTCCTTGTGGCCATGACAACACCAACATCTTCTGTGCCGGAACCGTCAACGCTTGGATTCGTGCTTTCATCCATCCTGCACGGGCTGTCAACGACTTGGTTGTTTCGACAACTTTGGTTGGTACGGCTTTGGGTGGGGTCACGGTTCGTGGTTTGTCGCTGAATGTGTATGGCTTGAATAGGTCTTTGCGTTTGCGCCATTCACGTGTGGTGAATGATTGTTTGGCTGCTTCCCATCCTGCGACAAGGTTGACTTCATGGAAGGCAACTGTTGCGTCGCCTGCTGGTAGGTGGCAGATGATGCCCACAGTTTTGTCTAAGTCTGGCATTGGTTGGCGTTCGCCTGTTTTCCAGTTGTACATCCAGTCAGCGTTCGCATACATGGCGAGTTGCACTGCGATGTTGCCGTAGGAGTACGACAAGTCTGTGCCTGTTTTCAAGTCGAAGATGACCAGACGACCATCCATGAGGGTGACGATTCGGTCTGCTGTCCCAGCGTATTCCAACTCGTCGTTGATGAGTAGAACTTCGATGAACTCGTCGTGCATTTTGATTCCGTAAGCTGCAATACCTGCAACATAGGCATCAATGTCTGCTTGTAATCCAGGCAGGATTGCAGGCTTGAGTCCGAGGTCTATCTGCTCGGTGATGGCGTGAAGCGCAGTGCCAAGGTTGGCACGGCTGTATCCACCTGATGCTTCAACACAATCGTTGGCAATCTTGTTCAGTCGAGTGCGATCATCTATTGCAGTTGATGCTTGTGCGAGGAGGTCTGGTCGTTGAACCAAACCTGTGATGGCCATACGAACTTTCCAATCAGCAAGTGATGCTGTGTCGTCAAGTGTTTTGGCAATCGTTGTGACACGGGTATATCCACGTGCTTTGCCTTCGGGTTGCTGGACGAGGTACCGTCCCCAACGATCCTTGGGTGCTTCTTCAGTTAAGAATTGATCGGACATTGCAGGGCTCCTTGATGTTTGGGAATTATTGGAAGTGTGACTGTAGCACCTATTATCGGTGCCGATGAGGATATTGCTCTAAGGGTGTCACAGGGTTGTTTGGTTGGTCTAATTCGAGTAGCAGTTGCGCCCAAACTGAGGCAGGCATAACGGCATACCAGTCGTTGACATCGGTGCTTCCACGCCGTTTGACAATGACAGTTCCCGTCCAAGCTTTAGCGTTCTCCATCTCAACAGCCAACTCACGAAGATAGCCAGGCAGATCAATACGCTTCTCATTCTTCACTTCAATGCAGACACCTGGCATGCCGTCGATGTCGCCTCGGTCATCTGTCCAACCGGCACGACTGCGCTCTGCACCCGTCCAACCAAGTTTGTTGAGCCACTTAGCCACAGCCAACTCAGCCGAAGAACCTTTGCGCTTCTGAGGTGATGTCATGACAACACCCTAATGTTCTTGCGTAAAGAACGCCTGATGCGTTCACGCTCGTTCGTTGATGTCCCAGCCCAAATGCCTTGGTCATCGTTCTTCATTGCGAACGCCAAGCATTCACGTCGAACAGGGCAGGTGCCACAAATAACTTTTGCTGCACGAACATAGATGCTGTTGCCTTCGTTGAAGAACAGTTCTGTTTGCCCTTTGCATTTGGCTTGAATCATCCATTGTGGTTGTGTTGGTCTGAAGACATGTGCGCCTTCAGACCAACTTTCAACTACATGAACCTCAGTCATTGCGCCATGTTGGGTGCAGTTTTCTTGCCCGTTGCATTGCACGGTTGAATCGTTTAGCTGCACGATGCTCACGACTAACCAACAAATGAACTTTGATTAGAAGGATCACGTTGATGATGACCCAAATAGTCCATGCTCGTTGTGTAGGTTCGCCTTGTGCTGGCTGGTTGATGTCTTCTCCACCTGGTAACAAGAAGAACATCCATCCAATCAATGTGAATGCGATGATCCAGCCTGCCTTGTTTCTGTCTGTCATTGGTTCCATTATGTTGCCCTCCTTTGGGTCATCTTCGACTGTAGAACAATGCTGTTGCATGGTGGTGGATACTCACCAACCACCTTGAGGAACTATCCAAGGCGACCATCCAGCAATCTTGTACAAAACAAGTCCTGCACGAAGATTGGTCAACGCATCCAGCAGAGGTTCTTGGGTGCAAGCGATCTTCGCCAAGCAAACAGCAGCCCATTTGTTTCGGCTGAGGTTGTAATTCACTCCGTTGATTTGAAGCAGACCAGAATCGGACGCATGGTTTGAGCCGTCATGTCCAATCACTTCACAGTTCTTGTTCACAATGTCTCCCCCTTTTCGATAGGGGCAGGCACCTGACTCACGTAGGACAATCATGCCTAATTTGCGCCAAGTTTTTTTAGGCCATCCTGCTTGCTGTGCAAGTTGTGGCAACCAAGAGATGTCACCATGTTGGAACTTGATGGTCGGTTGGGATTCTTTTGGTATCACTTGGGTTCGGGTGACGGAAGGGCTGTGGCTGGGTTCGGGGGCTTGGACTGCGTGTGCTGTTCCGATGCCTATGGTGAGGGTGAGTGTGGTGACGATGGTTGCTGTGATGCGTCTCATGGTCTGTCCGATCTTTCGCAGGTGAGTGGATATATGACCTCACCCCAAGGAGGAAGGGTGAGGGGCTGTTCTGCGACCAATGGGTGCGAACGAGCCAATACCCACCCTAGTCGGTGGGTGGGTATTGTGTCTTGTAGTACAGGTTGAGGGCTTGTCTGACAATCTCTGCTTTTGTCATGTCATATTCTTTTGCTTCAGCATTCAGCCAATCAATCGTGTATTGGGGTATGCGTATGGTTAGGGTTGGGTATTGAGCAGGCTGATGAGGGTTGCGTATTGAGGTCATCGTGCGAGGATTTCTGCTTCGTGGGCATCATCTAAGCATTCGTCACATTGGTCGTGCTTGTTCATGACGCTTGCGTCCATGTGGAGTGAGCAAACGATATTGCCTTGATGGTCTGTGTAGGTGTTCATCGTGCGCTCCTGCATGATTCACAAATGGTGTGGTCAAGACCTACGAGTTCGGAGAACTCGGTGGCTTCTTGCTCGGTCATCTTGAACCATTTGGTCATTGATGTTGTGATGCTTTTGGATGATGGTCGGCTTTGCAATCTTGATGATGCTTCAAATCCGATGTGCTTTTGGCATTCGATCCGACCACCTAGGTCTGACCAAAATGTTTCGGTTACTGCTTGCATGATGTCCCTCCTTTGAGACTCAAGGTATTTCCTTGATGACTTCAATATAGGGGCATTGTAAGACAAATGCAAGCATTGTTTCAGATATTTTTTGAGCCTTATTTCATAAGGGTTTCAGGGGTGCAAATTGCTATATGGCGCACCATAGCCACAGGAATGTGCAAAACATGGTCAATATCATCTTCCATAGTTCGTGACTGATAGATGGTGATGTGTTCAGGTTTGCCACCATCACAGGTTGCCAACAGGAACCCACACGTATAGACAAGCATCTCATCTTTGTCGAGTGAATCAATCGGTGTCCAAGTTGCGACACCTGAATGGGCATCAGCCCAAGTCACTAACACCATCGGCTTACTCATTACTTACCTCCAGCGAAGTAATCAACACCACGCCACCTAGCCCAACCGTTACGGATCGCAACTTGTTCATAAACGAACGCTCCGTCACCAGGTTCATAGTCGATGACTGCGATACCTGTCTGCCAATCCTCTGACCGATACAACGGACGACCATCAAGGTCTGTTGCACCTTTGGTGCTTGGCACAGCTCCATCGGTTCGGGCTAAGCATCCTGGTGATGCAGCCATGATTGTTTGCGCACCGTCGTGGTAGTCCCTAGTTCGTTCAGCCCATTCACGCCGGTGGATATGACCGAAGATGACTGACACCTTCTCGGATGACAGATACTTGTGCGCTGTTGAGCCACCAGATGCCACCTTGTCGCCATGAATAATCTTCAAATTGTTGTTGATCCAATGCGCACCCGTTGGGTATCCACTCAGATACTCCACTTCAAACTCATCCAAACGGCACAGGTACGGCACCGACATCACAGGCCACTCGGACGGAATGTTGCCACGTCGAAGCCCGAACGCAGCTGTGGCTGAGTCAAGAATGAAGTTGCCGAGCCGTTCTTCATGGTTGCCTGCGATCCAGGTGATGGTGGCTTGGGGTGCCAGTTTGCGTAACTGTGCGCACAGTTCTGTCGCACGATCTATCGCAGCTTGTGTCGTTCGGGCGAACGCTGGGGTGTAGCGATATTTGCCGAACTCGCACAGGTCAAGGTTGTCGCCAACCAGCACGATCTGGGCAGGCTTGGATGCTTTGATGATGTGCATCGCAATCTTGATGGCTTGCTCATCGTGGATTGGTTCTAGGTTCCCTCCGTGTTGATGGAAGTAGCCGAGTTGCATGTCAGGCAGAATCACTGCCGTCTGGTATTCACCTTGTCGGATTGGTTTGGGGTTGAGGGTGGGGACTGTGTACCGTTTGCCAGGTTGTATGACAGGCCATGCTGGTGCGCCTGCTTCTCGTAAGTCGTCAGCGAGTGACATTGTTGTCTCGATGTCGGGTGATTACCGATGGAGACATTTTGAATCCACGCTTCTTCAGGGCATGCACGATTTGCATGGGTCTGATGGTGGGGTCGAGCATTGCGTCACGTAGGTCTTTGCCATCTTCGGCAGAGAGTTGAGCAACTATCTCATCTAGCTTTGATGTTCCTCTTAGGCTTTGCGCCTTTATCTCCTGCAATAGTTTCGCCATTGGTGATCCCCTTGAGATGCCAGTCGATGTGTGAATCCAACTTAGTCGCAACCGACTTCACATTTCCACTAAGCACCTCTAGAGCATCCACGACCTTTGCGTGGTCTTCCGTATTTTCGTTACGCATAATCAACATCAATGTCGTCATAGCACCGCCAACAGCCGTGATCAACGCCGCGAGAACGATGCCCCAATCCATTATGCAACCGGCTTCGGATTGGCTGCCTCGTAGTCGAGGACGGCTTGGTTCGGTGTTGAATCAGTCCAGCGCAGATGCCAAGGCTCAGCACCTGGCATGTCAACAACTTCGTGACTGAAGCCGAACCGTTGCTCATTCTGCAACAGCCATGCAAGAACCTTGCCTGACGCGTTGGCGACATCGACTGCGATACCCAGCATGTGACGTGAACACTTTGCAGGATCATCAACAGGACTGGCAAGTACAGCCATGCCCTTCTTCAAATACCACTTCTTGCCGTCATAGGTTCGGGTCTGTGCGCCTTCAATCGGCTCCACTTGGAACCGTTGCAGGAATCCAGCCTTCTGCGTAGCGATACTTCGATAAGTGTCACCAGGAGAAGTTGGCTTCAAATTGATACCAGCCTCAGCCTTCGCTGCATGCTTCATTGCTTCCCAAGCCCGAGCTGCACAATGATGCAACTGCCCACCACCACTGATGGGTCGCAACATCGTGAGGGATACCTCTGAAGGCTTCTTGCCTTTGAGGTGTTCACAGAACTTGATTGGGACTACAGGCCAAGGCATCTTGGTCATGAGTTATTTTTTCTTTGCGCCAAAGGCATCGTTGATTTCATCCATTGTCAGGTTGCCATCAAGCGATGCCTGAGCCAACTTCTGCACAACGGTTGCACAAGCTGCGAAACCAGCCAACACAGCCGACTTCCAAATCTCAAGTTCCGGTGCAATGACTGCTGAACCACCAACGATGGCAAGAGCTGACGACAGGAACACTGCGACGATACGACCTGCAACATCTTGTACCTTTTTCATTTTGATTCTTCTTTCTTGGTGAGCGCGCCGATCAAGTGCAGAATTAATGCCCCAACAGTGAGCCAGATCACGACCCGTTGGATAGCCCCAGACAACGTGAGAATAGTGGTGACAGAAGCAGCGATTGTCCACAGCAACGCATGGAACTCACCCCACAACTTCATCATCGATTCCTTCGGATTGGTGCAGGGGCTGACACCAAGAATACAGCACCCAAGGCAATCAATGCACGACGAGTTTTGATTGGCACATTCTGATTCGTCATCACGTAATCATCAGCAAAACCTTCAAACAGATTCAACACAGCCTCGAATGCTTTACGCACTTTGGTTGGTGCTTCTTGCACAGCAGCCACCAACTCAACAGCCTGCTCAGATGTGAGTTCCTCAACAGCAACCTGCTCAAATACTTGTTCGGCTTCATCATTAGTTAGCACTTCTAGGACGGCTGGTTCGGATGCAACGGAGACGGCTTGGTCTGGGCTGAGGTCGAAGGCGAGCAGCTCGGTGATGATGGCTTGGACTTGGGCTGGGGTTGCCTGCTCTATATCGGCTAGGGCTTCCACTACAGCCTCATCGCTGATGGGTGGCAATGGTGCGTCTTTGGCTGGTTGGCTTGTCTCAGGGGCTTGTGGTGGCTCTGGGATGGTGGTTATGGGTGGGGGCAGGGTTGTTGTGGGTGGGGGCAAGGTTGTTGTTGTAGTGCTTGTGGTTGAAGTGGTGGTGGTAGTTGAACTGGTGGTGGTGCTAGAACTAGTTGAGGAGGTAGATGATGTTTCATTGGATTTGGGTGGCAGGGTGCTTGTTGGTGTCGGGGCTTCTGTCGTTGTTGAGTCTGGGATTGTTTCTTCTGTTGTTGTCGGACTCAAAGAGGTAGTTGTTGGAAGTGTCGTAGTAGTCGGTGGGTCTGTAGCAGGAACAGTTGTTGATTCTGCAATCGTAGAAGTTGTTGTGGTTTCCCATGTTGTTGTTGTCTCCTGAATAGTTGTTGTGGTAGTAGTTGTGCTGGTTGTAGTCGTAGTTGATTGACCATTGGTGGTGAATGCCTCATCAGGAACAATCTCAAAACCTGTGTTGTTGATATTCCAAGCGAGCATCAGACAGGTCGATCCGCCGTTCTCGTACATGAAGAGATTTAGGTTGGCATCGCCTGCACTAATGTCTATCTGCCCAGACTCCATCCAAGAGCAACCTTGGTCAGACCAGTTGCCCCACTCGTTGCCACCGATGTTGATTCGGCCACCATCATCTGAAGCCAACCAAAACTCAATCGTGTTGTGTTCAGGGATCGTGATGAAGCCGGTCATGTGAACCATGAACAAATCGCCAGTGCAATCCTGGTATGGCTCGCCGTCGTAGCTTCGATTGATGTTGTTCTCAATCTCAGAACCACACAACTCGTATTCGGTTGTGGACTGAACTGGAGGTATCTCATCAATGGTGTAATAGCTGGTGTTCAAACCAGGTAAAGGTTCAGCTGATACAGGTGAAACAAACGACCAAACTGTTGCCAGCAATGCTGGCGCAACAATCAACCAACGAGAAGTGCGCACATCATCTAGCCAAGTAGCAGTGCAGCTTCATCGGCTGTGATGCCGAGTTTGTTAAGTAATGCTATTTTTGCTGTTTGTTTGGCCATAACAAGCGCATTGTAAGCGTCTGTAATTTGTTCGTCTGTTAGCGTTTTGTCGCCGTCTTTCCAATCAATTAAACGCAAATATATAGCACGGTCTAAGTCGTTCATGCTGGACCAATATCCTCAACTACTAATATCCAAGGTAGAACAGACACTGCCGTAAATGTAATAGAACCAGTTGAGCCGCTGGTGAGTTCGCCTGTTAATTTTAGCGTGACCGAACCAGCAGAAAAAGTGCCTACATAGACTGCGCTTGTAGTAGCTCCAACCCCACTCAAGCCGGCGTTAGAAATCCCAATTTGTTTTATTGTTGCGCCTTGTTGCAAGTTTACAGAAAAACAAGCGTTGGTCACAGTGGGAATACCGTAAACATGATATGAAACTTTATAATTTCTGTTTGCAATAGCAGTGAAAGTCACGCTCATACCTGTTAAGTCAACGACGTTAATTGTTCCCGCTTGCGATGCGCTTGCGTTTGTTGCAAGTGCCACTACGCCAAACGGAAAATTATTACACTCGGCAGAGGTTAAAACTTGCCCAACTGTAAAGCTGTTGTTTGGTGAAATTGCCATAATGCTCCTATTGTAGTCCGTAATCTGGGTTATCGAGGTCGGATGTGTCCAGCACAAAGGCTAACCGAATCTGACCCAACCCCACTGTCACATCATGCCGTTGAGGGTTGATGCTGTGCCGGATTGATTCGACAACCACGTTCTGTGAAACGGTAGCAGGCAAACCAACATTGAAACTCTTAGACACCGACACCAAATCACCAATCTCCAACCCTGCCACAACGTCCTGCTGTGCAGCCGTCAACGCATTCAACAACACTGTGAACCCCGAGAAGTTCACTGTCGGATTCTCAAACCTAGACAACAAAAAATCTGCCAACGCAGAACCAGCAGCATCATTAACCAACGGCACACCAGTCAACGACAAAGTTTTGATCCCATACTCACCCTGAGACGCAGTACCAGAAGCAACACTCGAAGCCGTACCACCATCAATCTGCACAGCCACACGATTCAAAACCGTCTCAGCCCCAAACTCATTCGTCAAAGACTGAATCGGCAACCCAGCCGTACCACCAAAGTTCGCAACAGCAGAACCCAACGCAGCACCAACCCGAGCATCAAAATTAACCAACCCAGAACGACCAACAAACAAACGCCCACCCTCAGCCGTCGCCACATCATTCAACGCCTGCAACACATTCGTCGCATCGTCATACGCAACCGTCCCACAAGTAGCAACCCCTGTCTCAATGCTTCGCAGAGCTGTCGAGAATGCAACCTCTGGTCGATCCAAGATCGCTGACACACGCGCAGAGGTCAACTGTGAAGAAGGGTTGAATGCGCTCAGCACGGTTTGACCAAGTTGACCGAGAGCATCGGTACACATGATCGTTGCTGTTGACAGATCAGGATCGGCATAGTCAATGTTCAAGTCGTACACAAAACCAGAGAACATTGCTTGCGTACCGGCAGTCCCCCCATACACCTCAAACTTGCGACGTGGAGCAATACCCACAGTCCCACCCGAATACCAGGCTGATGATTCATTCAACGGATCAAAGTATCGGTCTGCTGCACGATCATCAGCAACAATCGTGCAACTCGATGAAGGGAACGGATCAAGTTGTGTAGCACGGCCACGATTGATATTGATGTTCGTCACATACTGTGTGATGTCCACAAAGTCTGTGGAACCATCCAACACAGCAAACCCATCCAACTCCGAAGTATCAAGCACAAACTGGTTGGCAAGAAAACCAACATCCAACAACACCTTGTACGTTGAACCCCACTTAGTTTCTTTAGCCATTAAAGGGTTACCTTGCCAAAGAAACTATCGGAACCATTAAGCCTTCCATACCCTTTCAACAAGTCAAAAATCTCTTGACTCAACGTAGCTGGGTCACTAATCAGACCAGCATTCACATTGATAGTAGGGCTTAGCCCACCAGCAGCATTCGGATTGAAACCAGTCGAGTTACCAGTCACCGTTGCAGGGATTGTTGCAGCAGCACCAGCCATCGGATTCGCAGCCACAATCTTTGGATACAACGCAGCAACCTTCCCAGCAGCCTCAATCGCATCCTTCAACGCTGTGAATGCCTCAGCCTCATCTTCAATCGCCTCAGTCACAGCAACAGTCGCAGTAGCCTGGTCGATCTTCGCATCCTTCAACTGTTTAGTCAAAGTTTTGTAAGTCTCAGAATCCGTCAACGCACCACTGACCTTCTCATTCAATGTTCCCTGTGCCGTACCCAAATCAATAGTCGCTGTAGCTTGCGCATCAATCGCATCAGCACTCGACAACTTCGCCTCAGCCAAATCAATCTCAGCCTCACGAATCGCTTGAGGAGTTGACAGAGGATCAGCACGAACCTTCGCCAACGCAGCCTCAGCATCAGACACAGCAAACAACGATTGCTCAACGGCATATCCAGCACGTGTCAACCCACGCTGAGCCAACTCCAAATCCTTCGCAGCCTTCTTCGCCTCAGGAGAATCAGCACCGAACCCAGCAACCGCCTTAGCCAACGCAGCCTCAGCATCAGCCACACCCTGGTTCGCAGCCGTCAACGACTGACCAGCCTGCACCGAAGCCTTCTGCGCAGCAGTGAACGCCTTCTGTGCAGAGTTACTCGACTTCAACGCATCCGTATATTCCTTCAACTTCTCCGTAGCAGTCTTTATGTTCTTGGCTGCACCACCACTACCTGAGCCTAATTCTTTGACCACAGGAACAAACGCTGTGACACTGTTAGTTGCCGATCTGGTTGATTGAGCCATACGATCCAACGAGTCTGAAACATCCTTTGGTGGTTTGCCCATCTGAGCAATCTGCAACTGCGCAGCATAAACCTTCGCACGGAAACCATCAAACATTGCACCGGCACCAGACAACGCCTCATTTGTTGCATCCTGCACTTTGGACATGGCCACAGCAACAGCCAACGACTTACCAGCACCAACAATGTTGCCTTGCAAACCAAACCCAAGTGCAGCAGCATCAGCCAAAATACGCACAGTCTTAGATAGGTCATGTGTGAAGTTGAGCAATGCAACATACGAACCTTCGAGGACATTGACGGTAGTGATACCGAACTCCCCCATCGCTGCCACACCAGCAGCCAATGCAGGCACAAGACCTTTCTCACCAATCGTGTTGGAGAATGCCAACACCGCAGGAACAATGTTGTCGTTGATGAACTTGACAAATGTTTTGAAATAAGGCAATAAGACCAAACCGAGTTCGGTTGCAGCATCGCTCAATGATGCCTTCAAGATTCGCATCTGGTTGGCGAACCCATCAGAGGTTCGAGCAAAGTCGCCTTGTGCCAAACCTGTGTCCTTGAGGATTAATGCGTAGGCTGCTTGAGTCTTGGCGTTAATATCCAATGCGCCTTTGCCGTCATACAAACCAAGAGTCGTTGCTTCTTGTTTCAATCGCACATCATTCAGTGCAACACCAAATCTTTTCAACGGTTCAGTTTCACCAGACAAACCTGAACGCAACGCTTGGATCGCATCCTCAATGCCGGTGTTGTTGAATGAAGCCAAGTCAGCAGCCAAGCCAATCAAAGTCGTTGACATCTCGGCTGCTTGACCTTGACCAGTACCGAATGCCTGCAACAAGTTTCCGAATGTTCCTGTCGCTTCTAGCGCGGCCTGCTTCGTGATACCGAACGACCTGGCAGAAGTTTCAGCAAAGTCGTTGACAATCTTTGCTGAAGAACCAAAAACCACATTGACCTTGGATTGTGATTCTTCCAAGTTGGAAGCCATCTGAACCAACTTCAACGATGAAGCAGCAACGGCACCAAAGGCTGCTGTGCCTGCAATAGCCATTGTCTTGAATGATGGAAGGACAGAGCCAAGTTTGCTCCCCATCCCACCTAGATCATCGCCAACCTTCTTGATGCCTTTGGTTGCACCAGCAATGTCAGAAACAAACTTGACAACAAAGGTACGTTCGCCAGCCATGCGGCAATTCTAGATGACATCCTGACTGGCCAAGCGCACAGCTTCCCTGTACTCGGCAACCATCACACGGAAATCATCAGCCATTGCCTTCCACATCGCTTGACCTTCAAGATGTGAATATCTGGTAGAAGGCTCAGCAGCATCCCACCAAGCATCATTCATCTCAACACGAACAGTGCGCTTGCGTCGAGGCTGAGCAGACTGACGTGGTGACGCAGGTGTCGGATTGATTACAGGTTGGTAATCGAAGTTCGTGTCAATGAATGCACCTGATTGTTCGTGGAACTCGAACGGCTGATCTGGTGCATGTTGTGGAAGGTAGAAGATACGTGCAGCGTCTTTGGTTGCAGGGTCACCTTGTAGGTTGAGTCGTTCATGCAACTCAGCCCACACAGCTCGCCACAGCCCTGCCGGTACACGCTCAGCGAGTGGCAGAACCAAGTGGTAGTGAGGGTCATCTAGTCGATGCGAATACGTGGAATAGGCAAGATACTCAAACCCGTCAAGGTTGGCGTTGGCGAATGATTCACCGTCCATGTCAACCACCAACGCTTCAATGAACCTGATCGCAGTATTACCGCGAGTCCTACCTGGGTAGTACTCAACAGGTGACCACAACGCACCATCAGATTTGTGTGCGTTCTCCTCATGGTGCATCAAGCGTTCCTTGAGGTCAACCCAATTAGAGGCGAACGGCTTCGGCTGAACAGACTTAACCGAATCAAAATAGACAACCATGAACGCCTCCCTACCTACAGGGTAGCGAACCCCGAGGCAAAGTCAAGCACTATTTGTGGGGGTATCAGCCAGTTGATCCAACACCTTCTGAATGGCACCCAAATATGCGTCAGCTATATCCCCCTTGTGTTTGCGCACAGTAGGCCAGAAGAAGTACCCAGACCGTCCTCGATGCCTCAAGAATTGTCTAGTGGTAGGACGCGCCCCACCACCAAACTCCGCACCAAAGAACACGTCACCCCTGGTCACCTTCCGCTTCACCCTGCGTCCAGTGTCAAGGTTGCGAGAAGAAGTGAACTTTCTTGAAGTTGATTGGAACGCCGAGTTCTCATCAAGTTTGATAGTTGGGACACGATCACGTCTTGCTCTCATCCCCTTCATAACTTCCATCGCTTGACGATTACGAGTTATCGAAGCAGCTTCAAACTTCGCTGCAACAACCAATAATTCTGCAACATCTTGTGCGGCGATGCGCAAGTATTTGTTGAACAACGGATTGGCTTTAGATTCCGCCCTCAGATATTCGGTGATACCGAGTATCTGTACCGGTGCATCGTTCTGAATGTTTGAACGAAATGTTCCTGCACGACTTGTGCCTGTGACTGGTCGTGCCATGCAACCGATACTACTTGCCTAGATGAATGGCTCTCCATCGAAGGTACGCCAACATTGTGAACAGCATTCGTGGTTCTTCTGCCAGCAACACTGAAGGTGCAATTCCTGTCTCGCAAGCGAGATACGAAATTACCCAGTGGGCTGACTGATCCCCAAAGGGACGATCACTGCGTCTGCGCTGTCTCCCACTTCGAGTGCTTCAATCTCATTGCACCAAGAATCAAAGTCCAAACCTGTCTTCTTCAACCGATGTTCTGCATGCCATCCAAGGTATGCAAGATCAGTCAATGTGAGTTCGGCTTCAAACTTGGCAACACTGCGATTGTATTTATTTTCAAACGCAATGAAGTCTGGGAATGCAGCAACGATTGTTCGTTGCTTGCCATCTAATGCACTAGTCAAACTGAGTGCGATTTTCATTCTTTACCTCCGCAGGTAAGGGTTGGAATTATTTGAACTACGCGCCAGTGCCTGTCTTGGTGATTGCACCAGAGATTGGGAAACTGATTGACATCGTAGCGAGGTCACCAATCGCACCCTTGACCATCTCATGCGCAGTCGGCAGAACCGAGAACGCATACTGTGGATTGCTAGAAGAAGCAGCAGCAGTACCGTTCGGCTTCACTGTCATCGGTACAGCAGTACCAGCAGTGAACGCATCGAAGAACAACTTCTCAATCGTTGGGTAATCCTGTTGCAATTCCATTGTGATCGAGTTATCAATCAAACCTTGAATACGGGTCACAGCTGACGAACCCATCGAAGTCGTGGCAACTTCAGCTGCACTGGACGACAGAGTTATGGATGTGACGTATTGGCTGATGTCGGTTGCAGCAGTACCGTAGGTGACTGCGACATTCGTGAGGACTTGCTTTGCCATGATTCTGCTCCTGCCTATCGGCGTTCGAGTTGATGTCTGCTCGGCTGAGCCGATTGCATAACACTACACGCCACAAGCAACCTACGGCAAGGGGTCAGGCGTACACCGTGACAACGAAATCAATCGCCAAATAAGTAGCATCATTCGCTTCAAGGGTAGAGATGTTGTTTGCTGACTCAACAATCAAATCCTGCACAACCCCACCCAAAGTCCGATCCGACTCAATGGCTTGACGAATCGAAGTAGCACCCTTATACGACAGATAGCCATCCAACAAAGTTTGCGCAGTACGCTCAGCCGAACGACCCACCACAACACTGACCGTGAACTGATGAGTAATCAAACCCCCACCCATAGCCCCGTTGTACTGAATCGAATCCAGCAACGGCCAAGCGAACGGGGTGTTCACGTTGTCAGGCTGATAGGCGTAAGCCCGAAGCCCTGACACAGTTGCCAGGTTCGCAGCCAAACCAGCCTTGATCTGGGAGACGGTAGTGGTTGAACTCATGCGAAGAGACGCATGCGTCGGTACGGCTCGACGAGCTGTGCCACGTCAGGGTCAAGCGCACGGCTCACCCTGATAGCACCCATGTCACCGAAACCTGCGACACCCAATGGACTGTCATATCGTTTGAACAAACGCGATGCCTGAATGATCGTTGCTTGCGTGACCGGCTCAGGGACATACGGCCAACCAAAGACTGCTGTGAGTTTGACCAACGCTTGCGAACCATAGTTGGAATTGACAGTTGGAAACAGGTAGTCACCGACTGCGCGAATCTTGTCAAACGCCCAAGTGATGCCATCAAGATCACCGTTCAATGGTTCCAACTGCCAATCGGTAGGAGTCCATGTTGTATCGAATACGCCATCAGCGTTCGTTGAAGTTTGCAAAGTAATCGCAGTACCAGAGAAGTCATCAACTGAACAGAAGAATGAATCCTCTGCTTGAAACACACGACTAGTGGCAGAACCAGCAACCCAGAACTTGCGGTTGCAGTAACCATCAATGAGACGTGACGCAGCACCAGCACAGTTATCAATCAGTTCGTCGTCGATAGTGTCAGCCGTGCCAATGCGCAAGGCTGCTTTGATTTGATTGCGTGTGGTATAGCCGTTGGTGATTGCCATAGACCCTTAATACTACTTCACAAGAATAGGAGGGAACTCTTGACCAGGCACAATCTCAAACTGGTTGATCAAACTTCGGAACATGGCAACATCAGCCTCACCCTGCGGATGTGCTTGGAAGGATACCGCTTCAGGATGTCGCCAATGAATGAACCTATGAGTCGTATCAAACTCAACTCGTAGTTCAGCCTTCCTGAACTCCATCCACTGAATCCAATCGGAATACATGGATCGTCTAGCAGGATAAGCCAAATGAACTTCACGTCTCATAACTGTCATCCCAGACATCGGATTACTTACCGAACCAAGGATCGTTTGATAGCCATCAGGATTGGCTTGAAATAACTCACCATGCTGAGTTCGTCCAGCAATCGAAATCACATCGCAATCCCGATCCAAACCAACCAACGCATCGGGGAGCATGATCTGATCGACACCTGCTGGGACAACCCAATCACAAGAAGACATCTCTATAGCTTCATTGACACCATCCCAGAACAACTCTTTGGTGATGATGTTGCGAATCCCAGAAGGAACATCCAAAGGAACCAACGACGACAGAATCACTTCATCAGGCTTCGGACTCATTGCCTCAATCATGGTCACATATTGCTGACCAAACTTCTGCCAGTATTCAACTGAACAACAATGAGTCATCAAGAATGTCATATCAATCCCAACCCAATTCTCTTCGACGCTGCAAATCCCAATGCCCAGCGTCAGGCAAACCTGACTGCCAACGCAACGAATGCAGTGCAGCATTCGCTTGAAAACTCTTGCTGTTCTTCTCAGCCAACGAAGGATCAGAACTAATCGTTGAAGAATTATCGTGAACAATCCCAGCCTGAGAAACCTTCACCTGAACATTGCTCGCACGTGACCGATCCTCAAAATCGTTATCCTCAAAATACGCTGGCACATAACACTCACTAAACAAACCAACCCGTTCAACAACACCAGCACCCACCCAAGCACACGACCAAGGCTGCGACCCACCTGTCACCGTGATTGTCTCAGGCTCACAATCTTTGTAGAACGCTTCCAATCCACCTGGTTCAAAGTAAGCATCCGAGTTCAACAGAATCCAGCCATCGGCATGAGGTGTTGCTTTGATACCAAGATTCCATGATGGTGCCACACCAAGGTTTGTTGGCATCCTCCACAGATACCAGTTCTGTACATGCTGCCAAGGTGCAGTCCAAGCCAACATGTCAGCGTCATACCCGTCCCCGTTGTCAATGATGATGAGCTGCTCGACGGGATAGTCAATCGAGCGAATCGCCCGTTCCATCAAGTCGTACCTGTTTAGGACGGGGATGATGATGCACGGCACCATTCAGCAAGTCCCTTCATCACCGGCTTCCAATGAGCCTCCCAAACAGCGTCAGCGTTGTATGCCTGTGCGAAGTCCACAGCCACCTGATCCACCCCTCTAGGAGCCTCGTAGGCGTGTTTCAGGGCATCCACAATCGAACCCACTTGAGGGATACAAAACCAAGAACGCTGATGCGCATCCCAAAACGGTTGCACCTCCACAGCCCACCCAGACCCAACCAACTCCGGCTGAGCAGTGAAGTCCGAAACAATGACTCTGGTGCCACACGCTTGAGCCTCGATCACAGCCAACCCAAACCCTTCACCCATAGATGCAGACAACAACACATCAGCATCTGCGTACATTGAAGCCAACGCCTGCTGAGGGAATCCAGTGCGATACGCATACTGATCAACAATCTTGTACTGATCCTCACGAATCCCACACGCATGCAACAGATGATCCAAATTGACACCACCCATCGCACCATCCTTCTCAGTGTGCAAATACAGAATCGCATCAGGTTTATCTTGCGCAAAAATACCGAACGCCAACAAGTTCTCTGCAAACGATTTGCGTGAAGGACTAGCACCCTTGTTGGCTGCGTTCATCATCACCACAAACTTGTCGTCAGGAATACCCATCAGCTCACGACCAGTGAATGTCCTGCCACCGTTCACCATTTTGGATTCAGGATTGAACACAGACTCGATGCCATGAGGCGCATAGAAACATTCAACATCAGCATCATTCAACATCTTCTGACCAAACAACGACATCGCAATCGGTTTCACATTTGGTTTCTTGCACCAATCAACCACATCGCTAGGACACGGTGCATGATCAATCGGAACCCAAGACGCAATGTTCTTGACCATATCCAACGACTTCGACTTCAACGGCCACACATCAAACAGAGTCATGATCAACGAAGGCAACTTCGGATTCCCATTCGCCCAATCCATCCCATGAGCGACCAGCACATCATCGCTGTACGGTGCCATCCCACGTGGATACATCTTGATGCCATTCCAATTAGACGAAACTCCTTCGAGTCCGTACATTGCATGGATCGCTACTTCGTGACCTTCTTTGATGAGCCTTGTGACGGCTTGCGCTGTTTGCGTACCGTAGCCGGTGGGGACGAAGGGAGCGTTGGAATACCAAAGGATTCGTAACGGGTCAACATTGGTAGGTCTGCTACTTCTGGCAAGTGCGCTATCCCCCGATGCAACAACAGCTCGGCTTCGAGGGGTGGTAGTTCGACCATTGTGTTTTTGATGATTACCAGCATTCTTCACTTCCTTCTCCTTCGCAGATCGCAGGGGACAAATAGAAATAGGGTCGTATCGCCCTGCGTGTTCGATACGACCCTAAGCCTAGGGGAATTATGGGATGTCAGGGGACAAGCCCCTCAAGCCTTACGGCTGGAGGAGATGCTTGACGTGTGATGTTTGTGGCAAGTTGCCGTCAACACGGAACTGCGCACGGAAGGTTGCGAGTCCTGCGCTGAATGCGAAGTCATCGGAACGATCCAACTTGATGCCACCGACACTGCGCACGTAGTACGAAGGCAAGTGGCCTACGATTACGGACTTCAATCCTGTGGTGGCTTCTGCCATTGATGGGTTCTCGAAGATTGGCTTGCCCAACAAGGTGTCTGGAGCGTCAAGCGACAATCCAGGTTGGAACACGTAGTTGCCTGCCGTGTCCTTCAACTTGCGAACGCGACCAATCGACTGACCAGTCATCATCCAACCAACACCTGGGAGCTGACGAGCAGCACCATCAAGTGAGTAGTAAAGGTCGATGAGGTTGTCTGCTGTGAAGCCAGTTGCTGTGCCTGAAGTACCACCAACAGACGAAGCTGCGACGATACCGGTTGGCTCAACTGTGCCAGTTCCGACGGTCAACGCTGAACCAACAGCGAAACCGAGTGCGTTACCGACTTGATCAGCCAAGAAGCTGAGCATGTCAACACCAGAATCTTCAAGAAGTTCCTGCGACACTTGTGTCAAGAAACCGTATTTGAATGCTCCGAGTGTGATGAATGCCGAGAATGCTGGATCGGATTCGCCCAATGCTGCTGCTTCTGCGTTGACAGTTCCTACGGAGTAGGTTGACAAACGTGGAATCTGAAGGTTCTCGCCACTT